CTCACGCGCGGAGAGGACGATCGACCCCGCGGGAATGGGGTGCAGGCCACAGTGAGGGCAGCCGCCGTCGGGGCGCGTGGCGTGCGGCACCTCGGGAACGTCGAGCTCCACCTCTTTGATGAAATCGAGGCAGTCTTCGAGTTGGGTGCGAGGCAGTTGGTCGTATCGTGCGATCTGGTAGCGTGCCTTGATGGCGCGGTAGATCGTCCGATAGTTCGATGCGGTCTTATGCGCACGGATGGCGACTTCGCGCTGAATGGCGCGCTGCTCGGCGGGCGTGATTGTTTCCTGTGCTTCGTAGCGTCCAGTCTTGCGAATAGCAGGAAGAACTTCGGACGTGACCCAGCGCTTGAAGCGCTTTGCGGATTCGAGCTTGGAGCCGAAGATCAGAGCGTAGAGGCCGGACTCGTTGACGCAGTTGACCGTCTGAGCACGACCAAGCTTGTCCGTGATTTCCTGTTTGATGAGGTCTTCGGAATCGACGTGCTGAGATACAGCGTTCGAGGGCTTCTGAAAGCCGAGAGCTGAAGCTACGTCAATCGCGACGAAGAGAGGAAGATCGGGCGTTCCGAGCGTGCGGACTTGGGAGTTCTCAAAGGAGAAGCAAGCGGGGATAGACATGTGAAGTCTCCGTAAGAGTTTTGAAAACCCTCGTGCCATCCGCCAAGATGGTGAGCGAGGACTTGCAGGTTGGCGGACAGTCTTACGGAACTGCGCACCTTTCGGTGCCCCACAAGCCTCGCTCATAAGCAGAGACTTCGATGCACCCCTGTTTCAGGGGGGCATCCGCACGTAGCCAACAAAAACGCCGCTCAATCGAACGACTGGCGGCTACGCGCCGTAAGTTCGGGCCGCCAAGCCCGCGTCGCACCATTGCGGTGTCGACACAGGAAGCATACCCGAAACAGAGGCGCGTTGTCAAAGCTAGTCCTTCCTTGTCCTTAATACATGCATTTCTTTCACGACCGCCCATCCTTTGTACTGCCGTTTTTTGATGTCGTTCAGTTCGAACTTTGTGCCGTCTGGAAGGTGCGGCTTGCAGTAGAAGATCTTGTCTCCCCTGGTGTGATCGAAGACCTTCACCCACTTTCCGTAGCATTCGTGATACGTAATTGAGTGATACCGGCTTGTGTCGCCTTCAAAGTAGCACCATCCTTTCCCTTCCGGATCGCCCTCGGTGCAGCAGTAGGCGCGAGGCAGAATCGCGTAGATACATCTGTTGTCGATATGTGTCATGAGACAGACGCAGACGGGGTCGTGCATATCTCCGACCTTTTCGCCTTTCCATTCAATCCAATTCATTGCTGATCCTTGAAAAAAAAGCCCCCGGCAGTGCCGAGGGCTTGAGTTATTCGAAAAAATCGAATGACTGATCAATTTGACAGCGTTGTCAAGATGGTCAGAAGGGTACGTCAGAGTCGTATGTCGACTCGGGAGCGCGTCGCTGTGCAGCAGGCTTGGCCTGCGCCGGATTCTCGTCGTTGTCCTTCTTTGAACGCAGGAGCTGGATCTGCTCAGCGATGATCTCCGTCACGTAGCGTTCTGCGCCGTCTTTCTCGTACTTGCGCGTGCGCAGACGACCTTCGACATAGAGCGGGTCGCCCTTTGCCGTGTAGTCGCGTATGATCTCCGCTAGTCGACCGAATGCGCAGATGCGGTGCCACTCGGTCTCCTGCTGGACGTTGCCGTCCTTGTCGCGCCACTTGCGTGACGTGCCGAGGGAGAGATTCGCGATGACGTGATCGCCTACGCGGATCTGGGGATCGTTGCCGAGATTCCCGATGAGGATGATCTTATTCACTGATGCCATTGTTAGCTTCCTCCTGTGTAGCCTGTTCGGTCATTGCTTGTTCAAGTTCGTGACGACGAGCTCTGAATGCTTGCGCGATCTTTTCGCGGTCTTCGTAGCAGAGACCCTTGGAGGCAATCTCCTTACCCATTGCCATTAGCTCGTCGGGTGTTTCGGCGCTGATTGTGCGGGACATAAGGTCGGCGAATTCGTCTGGCGTGACGCCAGCGCTATCGAGCCACTTCTTGATCTCTGCGCCGACCTCCGGTGTGAGAATTAGCGGATCAGTGCGAGAGGAGAAAAGTCCGGTACGGTCTTTCGACGCGTTCGCAAAGTGCCCGTCGTGGACGAGATCAAACATGATCGTGAACTCATAATCGACTCCGTCGCGCTGCTCGACCTTCATGCCGAGCTTCTTGATGACCTTCTTACCGTTGACGTCCTCTTGCGCCATCTCTGTCTTACTCCGCATCGTCGCGATGATGTGGAGTTTACTGGTGAGCATTGCGTCGACAAACTGTCGATGGCGAGGTGTCATCTCGTTCCAGGCAGACCACGAGTTCCCGCGATAGCGTGCCTTCGCAATGCGTTCGACTTCCTCAAGACAGCCGCCCTTGCCGTTCCATTCATGCGTCATCGAGTCGATGATGAGAATGTCGTAGCCTGCGTCCTCGGCCGCCTTGATGGCTTCCGTGTATCGCTCTGGTGTGAAGGGCGCGTCCAGATCGAGAACGTCGAACTCAGGCATGCCGGACATGTCAGCGTAGAGAGATGCTGAACCGCGCTCCGTGTCGATGACGGCGATCTTGCCGCCGATCCCCTTGGCGAGCAGAAGAGCGCCGTAGGTTTTGCCGGAGCCAGATGTTCCTGACAGAGCGAGGCGAAGTTTTGAGGCGCTGCGAACGGCCTTTTTGAAAGTGAATGTCATGATGTGTCGTCCTCAGAAAGGTATTTCGTCGTCGTTGATCGCGTAGAAGTCTTCGAGAGTCTTGTCGTAGATCGGCTCGGGACGCTTTGCACGTTCGCCGAACCACTGGGCGCGCTCGAAGTGGTCGCGGTTGTCGTACTCGGGATACGGGTCGAAGTCGTCCTTGTCCGCGTCCTCTGGCTCGGGCATCGGAAGCTCGAGCGGCTCAAGCGCTGTTGTGGTGATCGTCATGCTTACTCCTTTGGGCATTCAAAGCCGGCTTCGGGGTGGAGAAGGCAGTCGACGCGGTACGCGATCATGCGTTCTGCTTCGTCGAGTGACTGATCGAGCTCTTCGCGAAGGCGCTTGGTCGCGAAGCAGACGTCGTCAAAGCTGTCTGCCCGGTTAAGGTCGGTCAAACGGTCGAGGAGAGCGCCGCTAGCGCCGGGGTTGGAGAGGTATGCCTCGAGCACGCCTCTGGTGTCGAAGATCGCGCAGCGGTGCACCATTGCGTCGCGGTCCTGTCCGTGCGCGGCGCGGGCGACGACGTCATGCGCATAGTCAGTTAGGGTTTTCATTCCATGCTCCAGTAACAAGCGCGCCGAGGATGATCGCCAGCGCTCCGATGAAAGTGATGAGCGTCCAGATGCGTCCGGGGCGCTCGCATGAAAAAGGCTCAGGGGCTTTCGCCGGCTGAGCCTTGGTGTGTGCCTCCGCGCGAGGCTGTACTGGCTGCTTGTATCGCCGGCGTTTGTGGTTTGCTTTCATGTCGAAGTCCTGTGGAATGTGGTCGATGATGCGGACCGGATCGGAGAAGCTCACTCGCTGTCCTCCTCTTCGTCCTCGTCCTCGTCCTCGTCTTCGTCCTCGTCCTCTTCGTCTTCGGGGTCGGGGCCGAACCACTTCTCGTAGTCGTCGGGGCCGCATCCGTCGGGGTAGTTCCAAGCCATATCGTTCTCCTTAATCGAAAATCCAGTGGCAGATGGTGGCAGCCGCCATTGCCGGCAGGATCACCAAGCCGAAGAAGCCGAGTAGACCTTCGAGGCCCTCGATGAGTGACCCGACGAATCCGGCGCGGTGGGCCTCAGTGCCGTCCGTGCCGAAGTAGGTGCGGCGGGCGAGCTCTTCGAGATAAGAAATGACGCGCTTCATGACGCCTCCGAAAAATGAAAAAAAGCATTCAGATGCCGCCCTAGGAGATGCCACGCCGAAGTGGCCGGCGGCACGTGAATGCCTTCTGATGAAAGTGGGGTGAGGGAGCCGGGGTGAACGCAAAAGCCTCTCGCCTGCAGATGCCCCGGCTTTGGAATCTGGCCTAGTGAGCCGCCAGACCGGCGCATATCTGCGTCACGCCGTTGCCCTCGAAGTCGTTACGGAAGTTCGTCCAGGACGCACTGGACGTTGCAGGCGACCTGCTCGTACTTCTCAGCGAGAGGACAGTGGATCACCGTCGGCTCGGTCTTTATGTAGAAGTAGAGAGCCGCCGCGTTCGCGATGCTCATGAGTGCAAACGCATGCACGTCGTTCTCGCCGCAGGTCTCGCGACCAATCGAACGTAGGTAATGCGCAAGCCTGACGTCGAAGTCACTTTTTGTCATCGTTGTTCTCCTAGTAGCCGTCCCGCGAGACGGCAATAAAAAAGCCCCCGGCGTGTGCCGAGGGCTTGATGAAGTGTCGTAGAAGTGTCGGGACAGTATATCCGCTCATTTTATTTGTCGTTCCGTCACTTCTCGTGATCTTGACCGCGTTGAGGCAACTCTGATTCAGCGGTACCGTCCTCGTTGCAACGAAGTGGTTCCCCGCTAACGGGACAAATAACCGCGTCGAACGCCGTCCACGCTGCGGCGATTGCGTAAATCAAACGCACGTCGTCGTGCGTGGTTGGCGTTACCACCAGGCGCTTGTCGATTATTTCTACATCCATTGTTATCTCCTTTTGAAAGCCCACCTAAGCCCTCTCGGTGGAAAGGGCTTAGATCGGCTTTCGATCAGGGCGCGGCTGCGCATCGTCTGCGCTCAGGCCGCTCGGGACGTGCGTCCTCTGCTTCGTTTCAGCTGATCCTGATCTAGCTCGTGGGGCGTGTGGCGATCGTCCGTCGCCATCGAGCATCCGTCGCTTTCAGGTGGTCCCCATCCCAACCGCACTGGAAGATACCCTCCAGCCGTCCTGCGTACTTTTCATACACGACCTTTGCGACTACCGTTCTGAGCTGTACTGCGCGTCGCTAGACCCTTCTAGCCAACGGCGCAGCCGCTTCTCAGGCGGTCCCCGACGCGCTACGTGAGCGCACCGAGATTCGAAGAAAGAGCCGATAAACGGTTCGTTGTCTTCGTATACGTGAAGTATATACGATGAGTGTACGCGTTGCACATGGTTCGTTTATAGGGATAACCCTTAGTAGTGTACGGGAGGTACAAAAAAGCCCCGAAGTGGGGCTTTGTGAGTTTGTCTTTAGGGGGGGGCTTGTTATGCCTTGCGGATGTTGCAGGTCGTCACGACGCGGCCTCGGACTGCGAATCCATGCTCGAGTTCTTCGGGGTCAAGCGTGTAGGCCTTGTACATCGGGTTGTCGCTGATGATGTGGAACTTGCGGCCGATACGTTGGACGCGCTTCACATAGAGGCTGTCATCAAGCGAGAAAGCGAACATCGAGTCCGTGTAGAAGCTTTCTACGCTTCTGTCGATGATGACGAAATCGCCGTCTTGCAGCGTTGGCTCCATGCTGTCGCCATTGATGATGATGAGGTTCAGGCAGTTTGGGTTTACATCTCCGCAGTTCCGCGTGATCCAGGAACGATTGACCTGCATGACCTCAACGACAGCCGCATTTGGATTGAGCGACTCATTGACGCCGCAGGACGCTCGCACATTCAGTAGCGGAATGCACACGGTGTTCTCGCAGACAATCGACTGGTGCATCGTAGAGTCTTCCGAACCAGTAATAAGCCACGATGGGGAGACTCGAAGCACTTGGCACATTCGCGCGACCTCTTCTACTCCGGGGCGGTTTCGTCCACTGAACCACGCAGACACCGCCTGCGGACTTACTTCGATCTGCCTTGCAAAGGCCGCCTGTGAGATGTCCCGCTCTTGCAAGATCAAGCGGACTCGATCCATAAGTGAGGTGATTGACATAGAAAGCTCCTTTGTGTTTCGCACAGTGTACGCGACATTCACGTATCGTACATTGATTCTTGGAGATGCGCTATACTTCACGTATACAAACATCATGGAGAGTGTAATGGATACGTTTACGGTTGCCGTTGATCGAGCAGGGTCACTCGCGGAGCTGTGCCGTCGACTGAGCGACGTGCCGGGATTCCCGAAAGTGACGCCGCAAATTTTCTCCGGCTGGCGTCGACGCAACCAGATCCCCGACGGGCGCGTCTGGCAGGTGTCGTTCGCGACCGGTATTCCTCCTTGGGAAATCCGTCCCGACCTGTACGATCGGCCAGAAGACTATCTGGCCAAGGTCTCTAAGGCCGCAAGCAAATCTATCGAGTGAGGTCGTGATGAGCTACGCAGCGGAAAGGTGGGCGCGTAGTCAGAAAGTTGGCAATGCTTCGGCGAAGTTTGTGCTGATTGAACTGGCGAACGCGCTCAACCGCGAAAGCGGCAAGTGCTTCCCCAGTATCGATGCGCTTCAAAAGGCCACGGAACTGAACCGCAAAACAGTGATTGCCGCAACTAAGTTCCTTGAGGAGAGGGGTTTCATCACAAAGCAGCGTTCGTTCGCGAACGGGAAGCAGACCATTTACTACGGTTTCCCGTCGTTTAATTCTGCCGACTGGGACGCAAAGAAAAGTACCGAAAGCGGCACTTTGGAAAGTACCGAAAATGGAACTTTACTCGACGAAAGTACCAGAATCGGGACTTTGGAAAGTACCGAAATCGGCACTACCGAAAGTACCAAAACTGGAACTCACGACAGTACCGAAAACGGGACTTTCGAGAGTACCGTTTTTGGGCCTGTAACAGGGAATAAGAACAGGGAAATAGAACAGGGAAGTAGAACAGGGAATAGCTTGCCCGCGCAAGCGCCGTGGGAAACCGATCATTTTGACAACACCGTCAAAAAGGTCGAAAAGCCGAAGGCAACAAGAGCCAAGCCTAAAACTTCCTGTCCTTTCTCTCCTGACGATCCCATCCCGCCTGAATACCTTGAGTACGCACGGGCAAAGCACCCAAGCATAAACGCTCAGACGGAGTTCACCAAGTTCGTGGACTTCCACCTTTCCAAGGACAACCGCTACTGCGACTGGTACGCCGCTTGGAGAACGTGGGCAACCAACGCCGAAGAGTATGCGAGGAAACGCGCACCGTCCTACCGACCCGCCTATGGCGGTTTCCGCGAGAAGCGCCAGTGCGACCGCGTGTACGACCCTGATGATCCCGTTTGAGAGATAAACCATGACTGCTACTGAAGCCCGCCAGATCGCCGCTCGATCGGCACAGACACAACAGCTCGACGCTGTGTTGGCAAGTGCCGCAGCTTCGATGCTTCCGGCAAGCCGTGACGTTGAATTTGACTGCCCTGTTCACGGAAAGATGACCTACACGACCTATCAACTCAAGGATGGGACGTGGAAAGTTCCCTACTGCCCTAAGTGCCGCAAGCTCGAGCTCGAGAAGCAGGCACGCATCGAGGAGGCATCCCCCCGCGAACGCGAACGCTGTGCCGAACTGCGAAAGATGCTCGGCCTCGGAAGACCCTCCGACTTCGAGGGAAAGACGCTCGAGACCTATCACCCCGAAAACCCCGAGGAGGAAAAGAACCTGATGGTCGCGACCCGCTTCGCCAAGCGCTTCAGCATCCGCGAGGCCGAACGCGATACCGCCCACGACGCGCAACAGGAAGGGTGGCGGGAAATCAACGCCAAGGGCCTCATCTTCATCGGCAATCCTGGGACCGGCAAGAGCCATCTCGCCTACGCGATCCTGCACGAACTGGATGCGCAGGGCATCCCTGGGTTCTACGTAACCGTCCCTTCCCTGCTCGAGGTCATGACGAACCGCTACGCGCAGGTCGACCGCATTGCCGCAATGGCGAAGCTCTGCATGGTCTCCTGCCTTGTCCTCGACGAGGTCGGCGTGCAGAAGGGCAACCACGACGAACTCAAGGTGCTGTACCAGATCATCGACGGCAGGATCAAGAACGGTCGCCCGACCATCTTCATCACCAACCTTGACAAGGCCGAACTCGAGGAACTGCTCACCGAGCGAATCATGAGCCGCGTCCGCAATGCCGGCTACGCACTCACCTTCAAGACGGGACGCGACCGCCGCGTCTCCGCCAACCGAACCAACGACCCGACCAAACTTTTCTGAGGAGGAAAGCAATGAGTGAACCCGACACCAAAGCCCGCGTCGTCTCCAAGTCGCATCATACGATGTCGCTCACGACCACGCTGCACACGTTCCTCGGACGCAAGGTGATCCGCATCACCACGATGCCTCTCTTCGGCTCGACCGCCTACCTCACGACCTACGCCGAGGGCCGTCTGGGCGACGACCCGACCGACTTCACGCAGGCAACGTTCGAGTACTGCCGCGCCTACAAGTTCGCGGAGCGCTCCCTTGCCTTCACCCACCATGAGTCACTCGTCGAGCAGGCCGTGCAGAGAGGTGCGCCCCATGTCCGATGAAACCACGGGAGCGGAGATCGTGCGCGAGATCAAGGAACGCCGAGGCAAGACGACCTGGCTCCTCAGTCTCGACCGCCGTCGCGAATTCTGCGTGCATTCCCGCCCCGACTTCTCGGGTCGACGCGGCCAGTACGTCACCAAAGTCACCTACCGCCTGCTCCCGAAGCCCTGTCCCGACGATGACCGCGAGGGCCTGCGTTGGTACACCGCCGAGCTCGAGCGCGAGCGCACCATAGCAGTCCGCTACAGCAGGGATGCAGCTCACGGCATGGCCGTCCATGACGCCGCCGTAGGTTCCATCCAACGAGGAGCATTCAACCCATGAGCACAGCTTTCATCGTCAGCACCACGGACGCCGCCGACGAACTCAAGACCGCCATCGTGGTCGAGGGAGGGGACTTCTGGGAGGTTCACAGCACCGACTTCGAGGGCGAAGTCACCACGTCGATCAAGCCCGGGCGGTGGTTCGCCCCCGTCTCCTGCGTGCGCTTCGGTCGACCCGTCGCGTCATGGAAGCTCCCAACCTTTGCCGACGCGCGCCTTCTCCACCGTGACGCCGTGGCGCACATCCTGCAAAACGGCGGCTACAACCCCCAGTAACCCACAACTACGAACCATGAAAGACCTGTTCTCCGCACTCCTCGCTCCGTTCTTCGTCATCGTGAACGTCGTGGCGCTGTTCTTCCTCCTCGCTGCCTGCCCAGCGGTGATCGCCGTCGCCGCCATCGCTGCCATCGTCGCACTGCCCTTCGTCCTCCTCCTCAACTTCTTCGAGGCGGATCGATGAGGTGGAAACGACCGAAAGAGGAAGAGCCGACCGGCCCGAAGGAACCGCGTCCGCTCTTCGGCGACCGATTCATCAACACCATCCGATGCATCGACTGCGCCTACCTCGCGGGATCCGACCGCACCCCCCGGTGGCTCTTCGCAGAGGAAAAGGGCTACTGCGACGCGGTCGGGCACAAGGGAGGGCGGTGGAACGTCCTTCAGGCCATTACCGAACTACGCCCCCCGTGCGCGTTCTACGAACGAGCGCCACAGGAGCGAATAGACCTCCGCATCAAGGCGGTGGGGATTCTCAAAGCAAGAAAAGACCAACAGGAGCAAAACCGATGATTCCGACGACCAGGATTGCCGACGCTTGGCATACCGTCATCAACCCGAAGAAGTCCCGCCCGAACCTCCCCGAGGTCGGTCGCCGCTGCCGACTCCACTTCCGCGAGTGCGAGGCCCTCACCGACACGGGCCGCATGAAGATCCGCCACGGCATCGACTTCTACGGCTACCTCGCCAACGAGTCCTTTTGCTACATCCCGCTCTACAAGGTCGCCATCCCGTCCTCGAACCTCGAGGCGTGGACATACGACGAAACCAACCCGCGCAACGGGAAGAAGTTCCCGCTGTTCTTCAACGGCTTCGGGCGTGACAGCTACGAGGCCTTCCGCATCTTCAGCAAGCGAGGCATCAGGGGATGAGAGCGAACACATTGCTCGCACTGGGTCGACTCAAGCCCGGGCAGATGAACAAGACCGAGACCGCGTACCGCGACCACCTCCGCGCACTCAAGGCCGCAGGCGAAGTCCTTGACTTCCGCTTCGAAGCGATTACCCTCAAGCTCGCGCAAGACCTCCGATACACGCCCGACTTCTTCGTGCTCAAGCCAGACGGCTCGATCGAATTCCATGAGATCAAGGGAAGCCGCGCCATCTTCCGAGACGACGCCAAGGCGAAGTGCAAGATGTGCGCACAGCTCAACCAGTGGGCGACCCTGATCGTGGTCTACCCGCGCCGCAAGAAAGACGGCGGCGGGTGGGAGTATGAAACCTTTGAGCCGAGCAACCTATGGTAATCATCGAAAAAGAATTCTTCCGTCTGCTGCGCCTCTGGGCGAGTCTGCGCCGCAAGGGCCGCATCCCTACGGTCAAGTCCCCGACGTTCGTCATCATGCAGATGATGCGCCTCGCGCAGGGATCCCCGGACGCGGAAGAGGAGGCTAACCCCTTCGCCGAGAAGCGCCAACCGCGCATCACCCCGAGCGCCGAGGAACTTCGAGCCAATGAACAGGTCGCCGACGACCTCGATGCCGCCTTCGCGTCCTCCGAGCTCCCGATGATCGCCAAGGCCGTCATCCGCGCACGCTACTTCGAGCATCTCGAACCCGAGGACATCGAACAGCGCCTGCACCTCGGGCGCAATACCTTCCGCTTCCACCACTACGCCGCAGTTTGCGAACTAAAACGAATCTTCGATTGCATCCGCGAGAAAAGAGTCGTATAATGTGTAATGAAGTATTTTTGGCCTCAGTCGGAGGCGAGTCGTGTGCGGCTTTAATCCCTGTCGGGAGACAGAGTCGTATCTAGCGAAAATAAAGCTCGGATCGAAAGGTTCGAGCTTTTTTATACCCCTTTTGCGGGTGGGGCGGTCTCGACATGACGTGATCGTTTCGCATGTTTCCGATCGCGTGACCCCTTTACCCACCACATTCTTTGCTTTCGACAGGGATTGCCGCCTCAATCACGTTGAACGCATGAAAAAGATTCTCTTGGCGGCTGTTGTGGCTGCATTCTTCATCTCTACCGCCGCAGATGCTCGTGGTGGTCGCGGTTTCGGCGGACGCTCTTTCTCGCGCCCGTCTGCTGTCAGATCAGTCCCGAATCGCACGACTGTCGTGAAGAAAAACACTACCGTCGTGAACCAGACCGTTCATCAAAACACCACCTCTTCGGGTGGCGGCTTCTGGTCTAGCGTCATGGGTTCGGCTGTCGGCTCGACGGCGGGTTCTATGGCGGGCAATGCCATTTACGACTCCATGACGAAGGACGACGAACCGAAGCAGCCGGTACAGGCTCCTCAGCAACCGCAGGTCATTTACGTTCCCGTCGGTTCTGACGGCAAGCCCGTTCAGCAGAACCAGTAACACAAGCAACTCGTCAATTGGTGGAAACGCCAATGCGAGAAACGGGCGCGAGGTGCGATCCTTGAAGGACTCAAAAACATTCGTTATGAGTCTTTCATAGGATTAAACCAAAATGAGAAAAACCGTTACGGCTTTTGTGGCCAGTTTGTTTTGCGCCTCGGCATTCGCGGGATTGACGCAAACCGAAAAGGACGTTTTTAACACCCTTGTGCGAGACGACATCAATGGCGCGTACAACGTGTACCAGACGGCAACGTTTGCAATGGCCGCCGGAGGTACAGCCCCCATCTACCAAGACGTCGACGTAATTGAGCGCGAGTTTCAGAGTAACGAACTTCGTGCAAACAAAAAGTACAAGGGCAAACAGGTTTTGATTGAGGGGCGAATTGATGAGGTTCGCGTTAACAGCTTCAATACCGCAATGGTTGTTTTCTCAAGTCCGCAAAGGGTTGTGACGCCTACCGCGACATTCGCAAAACAGGAAGAGCAATCCGATTACATTGCCGATTTCGACAGGGGGCAGAGAATTGCGCTTCTGTGCAATGTAGACGGTCTTTCGGTCGGAAACGTTCGATTTAGCGAGTGCCAGACCGTCCCTTACATGGTGAAAAAATTCCAAAACGGCGCAACAGCGTGTCTGGAAGAGCTTGAAAAAGGTCGCGCACCAAAAGAGGAATGGTTAAGCAAACTGATAGCTGTTTCTGTCGGGGTCGCTGGTGCGCTGACGCCCGAGGAGGCTGCCGCCGTCGCCAAGCCTGATGCAACGAGTGATTGTTTAAAGCGAGTTATGCCAAATCTCAAGGATTTGACAACAAGCCCCAAAACGCAAGAACGACTGAAAGCCTTGGGCTTGACGTTTCCCAAGTAAACGCCAAAAACAAAGAACACACGAACTCTCGTAGGAAACTACGGGAGTTTTTTTTCGTCCAGCAAACGACTTGAGGAGGTCGAGATGGGCAACGAAATTACGCCGTCCACGCGGCTCAAGGTGGAATACCGAAAGGTCGCAGACCTCATACCCTACGCCCGAAACGCTCGAACGCATAGCGATGAGCAAGTTTCTCGCATTGCGGGATCGATCCAAGAATTTGGCTGGACTAACCCAATTCTTGTTGACGGCACAAACGGCATTCTCGCGGGACATGGCCGCCTAGCGGCAGCACGAAAGCTCGGCATGAGCGAAGTCCCCGTGATCGAATTGGCGGGACTGAGCAAAACACAGAAACGCGCCTACATTCTCGCTGACAACAAGCTCGCATTGGACGCGGGCTGGGACGACGAACTGCTAAAGGTCGAACTCGAAGAGCTGAAACTGGAAGGCGTGGAACTTGACGACATAGGCTTTTCTTCGGAAGAGCTTGACGACTTATTGACCGTTGACGATTCTGACGATTCCGACGAGCCTGATATTCCTGAGCCTAAGCCAGACCCTGTATCGAAACGCGGCGACGTTTGGACGCTTGGTGTTCACCGAGTAATGTGCGGTGATTCATGCTCTGCCACAGATATTTCTAAGCTTGTGGGGGGGGGGTAGGGTAAACCTCTACCTGACGGACCCTCCCTACAACGTAGCCTACGAAGGCAAGACGAAAGACGCTCTTACGATTGAAAACGATTCGATGGAGGATGGGGCCTTTAGGCAGTTCCTCGTTGATGCGTTTTCAATGGCGGACACCGTCCTTGAGCCGGGCGGCGTTTTCTACATCTGGCACGCCGACTCGGAGGGATACAACTTCCGTGGCGCTTGCCGAGACGTTGGCTGGAAGGTGCGCGAGTGCCTGATCTGGAACAAGAACGCCTTTGTTCTTGGTCGCCAGGACTACCAGTGGAAACACGAACCCTGCCTTTATGGGTGGAAAGACGGCGCGAGTCATGAGTGGTACTCAGACAGAAGCCAGACGACGGTTATTGACTGTGATCGCCCGATGAGAAACGGCGAGCATCCGACGATGAAGCCTGTGGAGCTTTTCCGTTATTTGATGGAAAACTCAACGAAGAAAGGCGACAGCGTTTTGGACAGCTTTGGCGGCTCAGGGACAACTCTTGTCGCAGCAGAACAGACCGGGCGCATTGCGTACCTGATGGAACTTGATCCCGTTTACGTTGATGTCATCATCAAACGTTGGCAGGAAATGACGGGGCTTGAAGCCGTTCGAGATGACGGCAAAACCTACAACTCGCTGATTTGAAAACTCTCGGAGGGGTGACCCAGTAACCGAGAGTTTTACAACCATGTTTGAAGGATTGTCTTAACTCGGCGAACATCGGAACTGCCCCGTACCTTCCGAGAGTATTCATATGGCTAGAACAAAAATTCCAATCGACTTGAGAAAGGTTGAGGAATACGCTCAAGTCTGCGACAACGAGGAGGAAATCGCTTTTGCTCTTGGGATTTCCCAAGACACCCTGACTCGCCGAAAACAGGAATATGCGGATTTTGCGGAAGCGATAAAAAGAGGCAAGGCCAAGGCTAACGTTTTCGTCGGCGGCAAGCTCATGGAAAAGATTCGAGGGGGCGACACGGCCTCCATCATCTTTTACATGAAAGCCCGTTGCGGCTGGAAGGAAACCTCGCGCAACGAATTGTCGGGCGCGAACGGCGGCGCAATCAAGGTTGACGCCACGCCCGACCTCTCCGGCGTTGATTTGGACAAACTTAAGGCGGTAAAGGAAATGCTTTATGGCAACTCGACTGCCGACACTGATCGAACTTGATCAGGAGATTGCGCGGCGCAGCCTGTCTGAGTTCTGCAAGATGGCATGGCACGTGCTCGAGCCTGCAACTCCGATCAAGTGGGGCTGGGCGCTCGACGCGATGTGCGAGCACCTCGAGGCCGTGCACAACGGTCAGATCAAGCGCCTTTTGATGAATGTTCCGCCGGGCATGATGAAATCGCTCTTGACGGGCGTTTTCTTTCCGGCTTGGGAATGGGGCGCAGGCGGACAGCCTTCAATGCGCTATCTGACGACGGCGCATAAGGAAGACCTCGCTATCCGAGACAACCTCAAGTGCCGACGCCTGATCTCCTCTGACTGGTATCAGGAGCGATGGGGCGTTGAGCTGTGTGGCGACCAGAACGCAAAGAAGAAGTTCGAGAACACGGCTACTGGCTTTCGTGAGTCAATGGCTTTCCGAAGCCTTACTGGCTCTCGAGGCGATCGCATCATCATCGACGACCCGCTGTCTGTCGACGATGCGTTTTCACAGGCCGCGTTGCTCTCCGCTGAGACAACCTTCCTAGAAGCCGTTCCGTCACGAGTGAACAACAGCGATTCGGCGATCATCGTGATCATGCAGCGCTTGCATGAACGCGATACGTCGGGCGTGATCCTCGCCAAGGAACTCGGCTATGAGCACCTGATGCTCCCGATGCGCTTTGAGGAAAACCGCAGGTGTAAAACCTGCATCGGCTTCACCGACCCTCGAAAGAAGGAAGGGGAGCTGCTCTTCCCTGAGCGCTTCACTGCCTCGCAGGTGGACGAGATGGAAAAGACGATGGGCGGCTACGCTACGGCGGGTCAGTTCCAACAGCGTCCCGTCCCGCGCGGCGGCGGCCTGTTCAAGGCCGGGTGGATCCAACGTTGGACGCCCGAGATGCTCCCGACGCACTTTGACCGCGTGGTCTGCTCTTGGGACATGACCTTCAAGGGCACGGACCGAAGCGACTACGTTGTGGGTCAGGTCTGGGGTGCGCGTGACGGCAACTTCTACCTGCTCGACCAGGTTCGCGGGCAATGGGACTTCGTGAAGACGGTCGAGATGTTCGAGCGGCTTTCCGAGAAGCACCCAGAGGCCACGCGCAAGCTGGTCGAAGACAAGGCGAACGGCTCTGCCGTGATTGCCACGCTGAAGAAGCACGTGACGGGCATCGTCCCGATCACGCCGAAGGAATCCAAGGAAGCACGCGCTTACGCCGTGTCGACCCTCTGGGAGGCGAAGAACGTCTTCCTCCCGCCGGCCACGGCCACGTGGGTCGACCTTGAGTTCATCCCCGAGCTTTTGGCGTTCCCGGCAAGCGCTCACGACGATATGGTCGACTCAATGACTCAAGCGCTTTCTGACCTGACGAAGAACGCGCGTCCGAAGATTCACGCGTCTAACCTCGCCTACCTCCGCAGGGGTTAGGCACATAAAACGAAAGCCGCAGGTGCTACCAACACCGAGCGGCTTTCTTGTTTCAACCTTCATACACAAGGCTGATCCATGGATCAAATTATAGCCGTCTTGACCGAGTCGTACCTAATGTCGCTCACTGAATTCACGTGGCAACAGCTAGTCGCCCTGCTTCTGATTCTCGGATGCTTCGCGGCAGTCTTCGTTACCTTCTGCGCAGTCGCCTTCCGACAGGTGATCCGCGCGATGTCGGACTACGAGGACTTCCGTGCGAAGCGCGGCCTGTACGGGCTGTTCCGCAGAAAGCAATGAGGCGGTACTGGCTACCAACCACCTGCCACTTACTGGCCATCTACTGGCCTTTCTAGAGGAAAGTTATGGCTAAGAAGATCAAGGCCGAACCGCCGCAGGCTGCGCCGCGACGGATCCTGGTCGAGGATGCGCTCGCTCATGCGATGAAGCGCCCCCTCACCACTGCGGACATCAAGCGCACCTACGCGCTCCCGCAGACTCTCGGATGCAAGCAGTCCGAACGAGTTGCGCTCGACCGGCAGCTGACCCGTACCGTGGGATTCGATTCCATGTGCGGCTCGCTCGCCGATCACGCGGCAGCTATGGGGCAGTTCCCGATGACGGGCTTTGTCGGATACGGGGCGCTTCAACAGATCGCCCAGAACGGCATGGTGCGAAACTGCATCAAGACCGTGGCCGACGACGTGACCCGCGAATGGATCAAGATCACGGGTGGAGAGGACACGCCAGCCGAGATGCTCGAGCAGCTCGAGACCGAACAGCGACGCTACCGACTGCAGGAGCTGTTCAATCAGGCCATTGCCAAAGTCGGCTTCATGGGCGGCGCGTTCATCTTCATCGACACGGGCGCGCAGACCTCGGAAGGCGAGGACGTGGACTTGGAGCTCCCGCTCCGCCTCATCGCCGAGTCTGCCGAGGTCGGCAAGGATTGCGACCTGCGATTCGTCGTGGTCGACCCCGTGAACGTCTCCCCGGGCGAGTACAACAGCATCGACCCGCTCCGCGCCGACTACATGACGCCGCGCAAGTGGTTCGTCCTCGGTCGCGCGGTTCACGCCTCGCGCCTGCTGCCGCTTTACGCGAACGAACCCCCGGTGCTGTTCAAGCCCGCGTACAACTTCCTCGGCATCCCGCAAGCCCAGATCCTCTGGGACTACATCCTGCATTGGAACGAATGCCGCGTGTATGCGCAGGATCTCATCAAGAAGATGAGCCTCCTCGTGTACTACACGAACTCGCAGGAACGTATGTCGACGATGGGTGGCATTCAGGAACTCGACGCGGTCATGGAGGTGCTACAGCACTACCGTGACAACAACTCGGTGTTCCTCGCGAACACGGACACGGACAAGGTCGAGAACGTCACGACTGCCATCAGCGGCGTCTCCGACATCGTGAAGCAGGCGCAGGAGATGATCGCGGCAGTCAACCGCACGCCCGCCGTGAAGCTCTTCGGCATCTCGCCCGCAGGCTTCAACGCTACGGGCGAGTCCGACCTGCGCAACTACAACGACCACATCCGCAGTCAGCAGGAACTCTACCGATGCGCCATTCAGACGTGCCTTGATGCGCTTCAGCTGAAGCTCTGGGGCAAGATCGACCCCTCGATCTCGTTCGAGTGGAACGAGGTCGACATGGACAACGAGTCGGCACAGTCCGCGAACTTCAACGCCCGCGTGACGGCCCTTGCCGCGCTCAAGGACCGCAACGCCATCTCCGCCGATGAAATGCGTCAGGCGATGCGCCTTGAAAAGTGCTCGCACCTCGCATTCCTTGGCGACGATATGCCCGCAGGCGAGGAAGGGGAGCTGATGACCGATGACGGGTCTAGCGACCTGCTCGCGGCCCTCATGGGAGGCAAGCATGAAGACGGCGAGGGCGATTGAGCCGAACGCAGGCACGAGGCGAGAGTACGCCAAGAGGGTCAACCGACTGGTAAACCAGTTCCTCGACCTGATGACCGACGAGATCCTCCTGCACGTTGCCGACGCGGGTGACCTGGTCGCGCAAGACTGGTCGCTCTCCAAGCCGACGCGCAAGGCTGACCGTGAAAAGCTCAGGCGCATTCGTGCGCGGGTACTGGCAGCGTGGAAGCGGGATCCCGCCGCGTTCGCTGCGGACATCGACGACTACGTGAGTCGCAACATCGTCAGGTGGACAGGGTATCTCGACCGCTCTGCCGAGAAGCTCGCGCAGTGGGTCGCGCGTTCCATTGCCGCTGACGTGACGAACGCACAGAAGCAGGCGTACCTCTCTGCGGGAATCTCGCCCGAAGTCTTCAAGGACAAGTGGACGATCCCCGTTGTGCGACAGCACATCAGTCCGACCGCCGCAAGGCTAATTCCTTCGATCGTGGAGGAGTCGGTCGGGAACATCGAGCGTCTGGCACTGTCCAAGGCCTCGCGCCTGCAACAGGTCATCACCGAAGGCCTCGCGCAAGGGCATACGGTTTCCAAGGTCAAGCAAACGCTCAGGTCTTTCGGCGGGTTCGACGAGAGCACAGCGACGAGCTGGGCGATTGACCAGACATGCCGCATCACCCAGAGCATCCTCCGCGCGAACGATGCGGAGCTGGGGGTGACTAAGGGCGTGTGGATCCACGTGCCAGGTCAGTACACCTCCCGAGAGACGCACCGCGCGCTGCACGGAAAGACGTTCGATCTTGATGTCGGCCTCTACGACAAGGACGTGGGCGCGAACGTCGTTCCCGGAGAACTCAGGTTCTGCAGGTGCATCTATCGCCCTGTTTTGCCCTTCAACGTTTAACGATCATGACTACTTTGGCTTTTGACTCCGCCGTCACTTTTCGTTGGCACGACGAGGACGGCAGGATGCACGTGGACAGGTCGAACCTCACCAGAGTTCAGGTCGCGCCGTACTACGGACGCGAAATCCCCAACTCTGAAAGGCTCGGACTTGATCCCGAAAAAATCTACTACGGGTACCGACCTGCCGAGGAGCTGTCCGATCCCGAGACGGTGCGCTCCGTGATTGGGATTCCGATTCAGCTCAATCATCACCTCGACTACCCCCACGCGCCCGCCAAGGACACGCGCGTGGGTTCGACTGGGGATTCGGCGAAGTTCGACGGCACGTACCTGAGCAACTCGCTCCACATCCAAGACGCGGACGCTTGCGCCCGCATCCGAGACGGGAGCATGAGACAGCTTTCACTGGCGTACCACTACGAGCCTGAGATGCACTCGGGTGAGTGGAACGGCCAGACGTATGACTTCATCATGCGCAGGATTCGCGGACAGCACCTCGCGCTTGTGGAGGAGGGACGAGCAGGGTCTTCCTGCATCGTCGAGGATCACGCTTTGGAACTGGGAGAAAAAGCGATGAATGAAGAAACGCCGATCAAGGCGGGCGATGCTCCCGAGGTCGAAGAGACCGAAGTGCGGATCGCCGACGAAATCGGAAGGCTCGCGGATGACCTCCGTGACCTCCATGAAACCACCGAAACGGGGGAAATTGTGGACAACGAAACCGCTGTGACCGAAGACACCGACAAGGCCGCGAAGATCGAGGCCATCGTCGAAGCCTTCAAGCAACGCGGCGCTACAGACGAGGAAGCCGCCGCCCTTCTGCAGGCACTGAACGAGCTCGCCACCGCCGAGCCGCAGGCCGCTGATGAGGAGGTCGACCCGACCGCCGCCACGGACGAAGAAGCCGAGGCCGAAAAAGCCGAGGAAGTCAACCCCGTGGTCGAGGCCGCCAAGGCCGCAGGCGTCGATGCCGACAACCCCGAAGTGCTCAAGGCCTTCGAGGCCGGAATGAACTTCAAGGGCGAGGCCGAGGACGAAGAGCCTGAAGCAGAGGATGAGGAATGCGCCGCCGACCAGGATGAACCTGCGTGCGACGAAGAACCCGCCGAGGACGAAGAACCTGAAGCCGCTGCCGACGAAGAGGAGCAGCCCGCCACTGCGCAGGATGCCGCCATTCGCAAGCTCGAGCAGAAGTTCGATGCCATCGACGAATGCCGAAAGGTTCTCGGTCGCGTTCGCGCGTCCGCTTTTGACTCCGCAGGTGCGGTCTATCTCGCCGCACTCAAGCAGATGGGCGCTCCCATGCGCGGCGTCACGAAGATGAATGCTCAAGCCGTTTACCTCGGCTTCATCAGCGGTCAGAAGTCCGCCGCGAAGGGCATTGCTCAGGACTCCAAGCTCGATGAGTCGGCCACGGTCGACCTCGCAACGGGCATCAATGTTCGTCTCTAAGGAAAACAGATTATGCAGAAGACTGTGAATCTTTATCCGAGCGTTGGTCTTCCGGGTCAGGAAGTCGCCGCTCACACTGCGGTCTACACGCCGCTTAACTACCTCTCCGACGGCACTGCCGCCGCCGGCAAGTTCGTCTTCGAAGGCACGTCCGATAAGAAGGGCGTCGCCTTCCCCGTCGCCTCTGCCAAGGGTACGACCCTCGTCGGTCTCGTCGAACGCACCTTCACCGCCGCCGTCCCGTGCGGCGTCGACGGCTCCGAAGCCTACCCGAACGGTGCTGAACTCACGATCGCCGTGCGCGGTGACTTCTACGTTGAAGCCGCTGGCGAGGCTACGGTCGGTCAGGCCGTCCTTTGCAATCCCGCTGATGGCGCTGTGTCTTACGGCACTGTCGGCAGCGAAAACGACACCGGCTGGGTCGTCGTCACGGCCGCGAAGGCTCAGGGCGACATCATCATCATCTCCCGCCGATAAAAGGAGACTGAACAATGGACACGAATCTCGAATATCTTAAGAGCCTCGGCATCAGCTCCCCGTATGCCGTTGGCGTCATGCCGTACCACCGCGACGCCTCTGGTCGCATCGTCACGGACTACGCCAAGGTCACGCAGGGCAAGATTGCTCAGGACGCCGCCCTCTCCACCGCCAAGAACGTCGGCGTTCCCGCCGCCCTCGTCACGTACATCGATCCGCAGGTCACGACGATCCTGTTCGGTGCGATGAACGCCACGAAGCTCTTCAACGAAACGAAGAAGGGCGACTGGGCCGACAGCTTCATGCAGTTCCCGGTTGAGGAAGTCGTGGGCGACGTTACGCCGTACTCTGACTTCACGAACAACGTCACGTCCGAAGTGAACTACGAGTTCCCGACCCGTGAAAACTTCATCTTCCAGACGACGCTGAAGTACGGCGAACGCGAACTTGCCACGGGCGCTAAGGCTCGCCTCGAGTTTGCGGGTGCCAAGCAGCGCGGCGCGGCCAATATCCTCGCCCGTGCGCACAACCGCTTCTACCTCTACGGCGTTGCCGGCAAGCAGAACTACGGCGCTCTCAACGACCCGAACCTGCCTGAGTCCGTCACTCCCGTGTCGGTCGGCGGCAAGTCCACGTGGGCTGACAAGACCGCCGCCAACACCGACCAGATGGCGAACATTGTCTTCAACGACATCGCCAAACTCATCAACGAGCTGATCAAGAACAACGCCGGCAACGTCGACGCCTCCTGCAAGTTCCGTCTTGCCGTCGCCTCCGACCGCGCCACGTATCTTCAGATGCCGAACGCCTTCGGTCTGACGGCTCTTGATCTGCTCAAGAGCAACTACCCGAACCTCGAGGTGCTCTACCTTCCCGAGCTCACGACGGAAGCGGGTTCCATGCTCTACTTGACGGTTCCCGAGCTGTTCGGCGAAGTCACTGCCGAGTGCGCCTACTCTGAAAAGATGCGCTTCGGCGGCGTCGAAGCCTACTCCACCTCCTGGGTGCAGAAGGCCGTCGGCGGTACGTGGGGTTGCGTGATCCGCCGCCCGCACCTGATCGCCACGATGCTCGGCATCTAACCACCATGCCCGAATCTGTTCGGGCTTCCTAGGGGGCGGGCTTCAGCCTTGCCCCCGCCATCGAACGAGGAGAAAAATTCAATGGCTACCACTACGAGAAAGAAGGCACAGGCGACTGCCGCCGAGGGCGTCGAGGTTCTGACTTCCACCCTTGAAGAAGAAAAGAAGGCCGTCACCGTTGCGGGCGAAACGATTGCCATCGCCTGCTGTCTGCCTTTTGCCCTGCGCTTTGACGACATCCCCGACGGCAAGGGTGGCACGAAGTCCATCCGCTTCCCCGGCATCAACGACAATCTGCGCGGCATGAAGTCGGGCGTCCTCGCTATGCCCGGCAACGCCCTGTGCGTGCAGCTCCCGAAGTCCGACTGGGAAAACCTGATCGCCGCTCACGGCAAGGAAATCGCCTTCACGGGTCGCAACGGCTCCATGCCCTGCATCTATCCCGTGAATGACGTGAAGGGCTTCAAGGCCGCCGCGTCCGAGATCGCCGAGATGCGAACGGGCCTCGAGGCCGCCGATCCGACCAAGATGGGCGTCGAAGTCACCGCCAAGTAAGGAAACGAAATGGCCTTCTATGAACTTGATGCCGCCGCCTTCCGCGCGGCGTACCCCGCTTTCACCGAGGAGGCGGTCAGCGCAGAACAGCTCGCGGCATCTTGGGAGGCCGTGGAGGTTCTCCTCGGGGACGGTGAAGGAAACTTCCCGTACCCCGAGGCCAAGATGCAACCGATCCTGTGGGCGGCTCTCTGTCACCTCCTCTCGCTTGACGGGAACGGGTTGGATCAACCCTCCCGCATCGCCTCTGCGACCGAGGGCAGTGTCTCCACGTCGTTCGAGAACCTGCAGAGCAAGACCGAGGCGGGATCCTGGTGGAACCTGACGAAGTGCGGCGCGCTCTTCTGGGTACTCACGATGCCGTACCGCACGGGCGCGAAGCTCTACTATGCCAAGCCCTATCACCCGTGGGGGTAAACATGGGGATCAAGGTCAATCGCACCACGGGCGTGCGCAAGCTCGCTGCCGAAGTCGGCAAGGTGGGCGCACCCTACGCGGAGATCGGCATCACAGACCCGGAGGTTGCGACCTACGCAACGTACAACGAGTACGGCTGGGTTCAACGCACGACGAAGAAACAGACGGGGTATTTCCTGCGTAACTTCGGGATCATGCTCAAGCCGGGGACGCCTCTCAGCTCCCCGCCGCGTCCGTTCATGCGTGCAACCTTCGCCGATGAGGTCGGCAACTGGAAGAAGATCCTTGCCGCCGGACTCAAGGCCAAGGGCGTCAAGGACGCCAGAGCCGCGCTAGAGATCATGGCGCGGCAGGCACAGGTCGACATTCAGGAGACGATCCGAAACAACGGCTCGCGCAGTACGAAGTTCCCGGACCGCTCGCTCCTCACGACGTTGCTCTACGACGTGAAGGACGAACGCAAGGGACGCAACCGCACTGCCGACTCTGGCTCTGGGCGCGACAAGGCGCTTGTCAAGGTCGGAACGATGCTCCACTCTGTCGGCTACGAAATCAAGGGGTGATGGATGTCAGTCAATCTTCACAAAATCGTGCGAAAGGCGATTCACCACCTGCACTCCGATCAGGCCGCCACGCTCTACCGCTCCACGGGTCGCTACGTCGACGGTGAGCGAGGGGACGCCGTTCAGCTCTTCGAGGAATTCGGGGAGCTGACGATGCAGATCCAGTCGCTCGGCCCCGACGTGGTACAGCAGGTCGACGCAATCACGCAGGCTGCAACGCTTCGCAAGATCTGGGTTTTCGCAGACACGGGAGCCTGGTCGGTTAACCGTCCGCTCGGTCGCACTGGCGACTACCTGAGAGGTGATGACGGGCGTGTATGGCTTGTCAACGCCGTCATCGAGGACTTCACCCGTAGCGGGTGGGTCAGCCTGCAGTGCCAGCAACAGACGACCCCTGTGGACATCTACTACGAGACTGAGGAGGGGCTATGCCGCTTGCCGCTGTAAAGCAGGAGCAGATCACCGAAGCCTTCCGAAGCTACCTCAGGAAGTTCGCCGTCCCGCCGTATGCGAACGACGATGCGCGGCATCTCATCAACGGCTTCGCCAACGACCTCGGTCTGCCTGAGGACAACGATTTCACCGTATTCACGCCGATCAGCATGACGCGGCGCGGATCGACGATCGAAACTCATGACGCAGTCTCTGAGACCTCTCTACTTCATGAGTATGTCGACCTGGTGGTTCAAGTGGACTGCTACAGCGCAGACCGCTTCGCTGCCCGCGATCGAGCGCAGGCATACGAGCTTGCGGGTCGGTCAACTTACGGTGCGGATCACTTCCGCGCCTACGGCCTCGACCTCCAGTACGTCGACGGCCTTCAGAATCTCACTGCTCCGACGGACTCGGGGCGGTACGTCCCGAGATGGGCGGTCACGTTCCACCTCGGATTCAAGCGCACATTGAAGATAGACCAAGACGGGTTCCGCTTCGTCGAGGTAGACCTTGCCAATGTTGACGTGAAATTCAAACCGAAGGAAAAGCAATGATTCCTGCATCTCACATTGTGAAGGTCACGCCGCGCGTCATCTCTGGCGGTAGCTCCGACCTCGAAACCAACGGCCTGCTCCTCACGAAGTCGGCCCTTATCCCCTCCGACGTTCCCGCCGTCGAGTTCTCCTCCGCCGCTGCCGTTGCCGATTTCTTCGGCAGCGAGGCCGAGGAAACCGTCTTTGCTCAGCAGTACTTCACGGGCGTCACCAATCAGCAGAAGGCCGTCAACGCCATCGTGATCGGTCGCTTCATCTCCGAAGCCGCTCCCGCTTGGGTGCGCGGCGGTACGGTCACGACGAAGCTCGCCACCTTCAAGGCCATCACGGACGGCACGCTTACGCTCGAGGTCAACGGCGAGGAAGTCACCGCCGAGAACATCGACCTTTCCGCTTGCACCTCTCTTTCCGAGGTTGCCGCCAAGGTTGCCGAAGGCATTGCCGGTGTGACGGGCGCTTATGACGCCAACTCCCAGAAGTTCACCTTCACGACCGAGAAGACGGGCGCGGATGCCTCCCTGAACCTGGTCGGCGTTGCCGCCGTGGGCACGGCCATCGTCGGCGAATCCCTCGTCGCCTCCGGAGTCAAGGGCACGGGGCTGAGCGATGCGCTCGGCCTCACGGTTTCCCTCGGTGCTGTGGTTTCCCCGGGCGCGGACATTCAGACTCCCGCCGCCGCGCTTGAGAACGTCTGCTCCGTCACGCGCAACTGGGTCGGCTTCACCACGCTTTGGGAAGCTACGCTCGAACAGGCCGAAGGCTTTGCCGCATGGGCGGACATTGATGACGACTACGTGTACGTCGATTGGACGACGGATGTCCGCTGCATCGACACGCTCACGCAGGCCGAGACGAAGCCCGCCAAGATGAAGGATCGATTCAACTGCGCGATTTGCCTCTACGGTACGTCCGCCTTTGCCGCCTTCGTCCTCGCTGTCGGCGCTTCGATCGACTGGCAGAGAAATCAGGGCATGAAGGTCTGGTTCGCCAAGTCCGCTACGGGTCTCTCCCCGACGATTCAGAACGAAGCCGCCGCCGATGCGCTTGAGGCAATCCGTTGCTCCTACTTCGGCAACTTCGCCACGCGTAACGACGCCTTCCAGTTCATGAATACGGGCGCGCTCTGCTCTGACTACTACGGCTTCATCGACGTGCTCTACGGCTCGATCTACCTGCGCAACGCCATTCAGCGTTCGTGCATGGACGGCTTCAAGGCGATCAACCGCGCTCCGTATAACGACATGGGCCGCGCATACATCTCCGCCTGGCTTCAGGATCCGATCAGCCTCTGCCTGCGTAATGGCGTCATCGACCCGGGTCTCGATCTCTCCGAGTCTCAGCGTGCGCAGATCATGCAGGAAGTCGGTCAGGACATCACCGGTGCGCTCTTCACGAAGGGCTACTGGTACAACATCGAGATGCCCGCCGCCAACGTTCGCGCGGAACGCGGCTCGCCCATCGTGTCAATTCTGTATTGCTACGCGGGCAGCGTCCAAAAAATCTCTGCAGAAATTATCAGCATCATCTAATCCATCCTGTAACGAAAGGGCTTCCCGCGCGGGAGCCCTTTTTCTTGGAGCCGAAAAATGGCCGATTACTTTGACGTAACCAGTGCGAACGTCCAGATCATTCTCGCTTGTGAAGATCTCTACCCGTCCGGCGTGAAGCTCGAAGGCTTCTCCGCCGACAGCGTGATGACTGCCGACGGCGTGGACCAGTCCGAAAACCGTCGCGGCGTTGATGGCCGCATGGTCTCCGGCGTGGTCAAGAACATTCAGCCCGTCAGCATCGTGCTTGAAGCCAACTCCCCGAGCCTCGAGGTCTTCGAGACTATCCGCGACGCTATGAGCGCCAACTGCAAGCCGTATGAGCTTACCCTCACGGTCTTCGTGCCCGCCCTTGAAAAGACCATCGTCTTCCGCCGTGGTGCCCTCAAGAACGGCCCGAACCTCCCGAGCGTTCAGAAGACCCTTCAGCCTACGACGTGGACCATGGAATTTCAGGAAGTCGCCTGATTGACGCACTGAGGAGAAGTTGGAATGGATGACATTACCTTGAAGATCAACGACGCAGGCCACGACATGACCTTCGTCATCGAGAAGATGAGCGCCTTCAAGGCGGAAGGTTGGCTGATCCGCGCAGGTCTCCTGCTCGGACGCGAGGCCATCACCGCCGAAGGCGTCAAGGACTATCGAGGCCTGGTTGCCGCGTTGTGCAAGGTCGAGTACGAGAAGGCCGCTCCCCTGCTCGACGAACTGCTCGCCTGCTGCAAGGTGCGCGTCGGGAAACTGAAGAAGAGCGTGACCGACGACGGCATGATTCAGTCGCCGTTGACGCTTCTTAGCCTTCGCGTGGAGGCGCTCAAGGCGAACTTCGGTTTTTTGCAGAGCGCAAACCTGTCCAACTTCCTCGGTGGGCAGGCTTCAGAGCCGACTGTGAAGGCGTAAGAGGGGTCGCCTCCTACGCCAACATTCCGCCGCTCGCGGGGCGTCTCATCTCCGCTCGCCTCGCGTCACTGGTGGAGCTAAAAACCGTTCTTACCTACGAGGATGCCGTTAACCTCGATGAGGTTCTTCTTTTGGACAACTACCACAAGTGGTTGGCGGCAAAACAAGCTGAGGAGAAAATCTAAATGGCCGACAACATCATCGACAGTCTGTTAGTGAAGATCGGCCTCGACTCCGAACAGCTCAAGGACGGTTTGGATCAAGCGGCACAGGGCATCGACAACTTCGCACGCGGCGCAGAGCGTTCGGGCGAGGCGGTCGACCGACTGGCAGCGCACGCTACGAAATCGGGACTCGTGCTCGGCAACGTCTCGGACGATGTCGCAGAACGCATTCTCGAAATTGGGTCAAGCGGTCAGAAGGCGGCACTTGTCGCAGGGCGCGCAATGGACACCCTCGGCAAGCAGGTCGGGGCTATCGGCGAGAAGATCATGGCGCTTGGCGCGCCACTCCTCGCGGCGTTCGGCGGGACTGCCCTCTTTCAATCCTTCGTCCAAGACGGGAACGCGCTAGCAATCCTGTCCGACCGACTGGGAGTGTCTGCCCAGAAGATCGACGCATGGGCGAAGGCGAACGAGGATGCAGGCGGCAGTCAGGAAGCCTTCAAGGGTGCGCTTGAAAACTTCATCCTGACCACGGGCAAAGGCGAGAAGGCCTTCTTTGAGATGGGCGACCATATCAAGGGACTTAGCCAAAGGCAGGCGGAATACTTCCTGCAGTCGCAGGGGCTGTCTGCCGATGCCGCCGCCGTGTTCCTGAAGTACCGTGACAATGCGGAGGAGGCCGCCAAGGCCTTCGAGGGTGTCGCCTTCACTGATGAGCAGGTCAAGCTAGCACGTGAGTTCAATCGCCAGTGGCGCAACTTCACGAACCAGGCTTCATCGCTCGGTGGCGTGCTTCTCACGGCAGTGATGCCGCCGCTTACCGCCGTCATGAAGACGATCAGTTCGGGTGTGGGCTACCTTGCGGAGCATTCCCGCTTCGTGAAGATAGCCGCCGGGGCGATTGCCGCCATCTTTGGCGGGGCGTACCTGCGCAACATCGTTGCGGCGGTCAAGGCGTCTGGCCTCTTCGTTAACGTCTTCGTGAAGGGGATGCCCGTCATCAAGGCGTTTAACCTCGCTTTGTTGGCTAACCCTCTTGGGGTGCTGATTGCCGCAGTTACGGCGGCCTGCCTGTTGCTTGACGACTTCATGGGCTTTCTTGACGGTGACATTACCGCGCTGGAAACCTTTATGAAGTGGTGCGGCCTCACCAGTGAGGAGGTCGACAACATCAGGCAGAACATCCTGAGCTTCTGCCGCGCCGTGTGGAACATCCCGAACAACATCAAGCTCGCGCTCGGTGAGGCTTGGGATGTGATTAAGGAGATGGGCGTATGGTTCGCCGACCTGTTCCACCTCCCCGACGCGAAGGCGTTTACGGACTTCTTCGCCAAGGTAGGCGACGTTGCGGGATCCATCGGGTCGACCCTCTGGGGCGGCATCGTTGAGGGCTTCCGCTTCATCGACTACATCGCCGATGCGCTCGGCGGTTTGCCCGATGCGTTCGTCAAGGGCTTCGACAACGGGATCAGCTACATCTACGAGAAATTCCTCGCATGGCTGGTCGAGCCGTTGCGCAGTCTCCTGCCCGAATCGCTTGACGGCCTGAGGCCTGCTGCCGACAAGGCGGCGTCCGTCATCTACGACGCGTTGATGTTCCCGATCCGTCAGATCAAGAAGGCCTTCGAGGGGCTTTTCGGGAGCTTCGACGCCTTTGCCGACAAGGCAAAGGGGATCCTCGGAAAGGTCGGCAGTTTCTTCGGCTTCGGCGACGAGGCGAAGGAACCCGCGCCCGCCCCGCAAAAGGGCGAGGTGACGGTCAAGGCCGATCCCGCGGACAAACAGACGGGCGGATTCCTCGACGGCCTCACCGACAAGGTGGGCGGGTGGATGTCTTCCCTGCTTGCGTCACCGACCCCTGCCGTGGCCGGTGCGCCTGCAGGGATTGCGGCATCTAACGCGGGCGCATCGAACGCGGTAAGCACCGACATGAAGGTGACGGTGCAGACCACAGTCAACGCCTCGGGCGACGGCGATGCAATCGGCGAAGCCGTTGCAGGCAGTGTCCAGAAGGCAATGGGCAAGGCACGAGACTACATCCAGAATTCGGTCTCGGGCGTTGTCCAAAAGGGGTAACTCATGTCAGTTGAAATTCTCTCGTGGGCTATCCTCGACGCGAAGGGCAACCCTATCTGCGACTACGACTCGATCGACGATCTGGGCGAGGACGTCTCTGCCGTCGTCCCCGTGGAGCCGCAGGAAAACGGCGCGCTCTACGCCTATGACAAGGTCGCCCAGCCACAGCAGATCACCGTGACGCTCCTCTTCTCGGGCGACTATGCCGCTCAGGAAGCAGCGATCGCGAAGATCGATGCCGCTCTGCAGGGCTTGGAGGCGTTCACGGTGGTCACGCCGACCACGGTACGCTCGAACATGACGCTGATCGGCGTTTCGTCTATGCGCTCATCGTCAAGCGGGGCGAACCTCCTGTCCGTTGACCTTACTTTCCAAGAGGTTCGGTCTGCAACGGTTGGGGGTAAAACCGCCGCGTGGTCTCCGAAAAAAGAGACGGGCGCGAACAAAGTGGACTGCGGCAAAAAGCAAACGTCTGCCGTGGGTGGCGTGGTTGAGGCTATGACTTCGGGGCGTTAAGGGGGTGTTCTCGTGATTCGCATACCGCTTTCCAACCTGTCGAACCAGCGTTTTAACGTGGTTCTTGACGGGCAAAACTGCACGGTAACGCTCAAGCAAAACGGCGCGGCTCTCTATCTCAGCCTCGCGGTCGATCAAGTCGATGTGGTGACAAACCACATCTGCAACAACGACTCACCTATTCCGATTTTCAAGACAACGGCCTTTTCGGGGCGTCTGGTTTTTCATGACGTGCTAGGGGACTCCCACCCGGCCTACTCAGGACTGTCTGATCGGTACTACCTCGTTTACTTGGCAGAGGGCGAAAAATGGCAGGCGTGACTTTTTCCGAAAAGGCGCTGCGCCTGACGGTTACGCTCGACAAGGCGGGCGCGAACAACGTCTACACGCTCACGGGCTTCGCTACTCATGTGGCGATCTCGAAACAGGGCGGCGTGGACTTTGCGAAGGCTTCGGTCGAGGTCTACGGGCTGTCACTTGACACGATGGCTCAACTCACGATGCTTTCCTTCCGCCCGCTCGGTCGCCGATGGAACCTGCTCCAAGTCGAAGCAGGCGAGGGCGGGAACTACTCCGTGGTCTTTCAGGGCGAGGTGACGAACGCCTACGCCGATCTGAACGGGGCTTGCCCCGTGATGAAGATGGAAGCCCAGACGGGTAGCTACCCTGTCTTGCAACCTGAGGGGCAACTGGCCATCTCGGGTCAGCAGTCGGCGGCGGAAACCGTCGGGATGCTCGCGCAGAAGACGGGCAAGACGTTCCGCAATGATGGGGTCGAGGCGACGCTCTCCGACTGCATCATCACGGGTGATCCGATCACGAAGATGCGACAGATCGCCAACAGCGTCGGCGCAGACCTCCTCATCGACGACGATGAGATCGTCCTCCTGCCGCGCGGCAAGGTGAGAGAGACGGGCGGGATCCCGCTTGTCTCCGCAGACACTGGGATGGTCGGGTATCCGACGTTCACGCAGAACGGCATTCAAGTCGTTTCGTACTTCCGCCCCGATCTCCGCATCGGTGCGGCGGTGCGCGTCGAATCCATCGTCCCGTCCGCTTCGGGCACTTGGAAGATCGTCAATCTTTCCCACGACCTAACGGCACACAAGCCCGGCGGCGGTTCGTGGCGCACAACGTTCGAGGGGATGTGGCTCGATGAGTGACGAACTGAAGCTCAATACCTCTGAGTTCACGGCTAGCTCCGAACTCAACGCCCTGCACTTCATGATTCAGTCAATCGTGAAGGGGATGGTCAATACGGCCATCCCCGTCCGCGTGGACTCAGTCAACCGCACGGGCGAGGGCAACGGCGCGGAGTACCTCTCTGCGACGCCCCTGGTCGAGATGCGCACCGCCTCGGGCGAGGCAATCCCGAACGTTTCGATCCCGAAGCTCAGGTGGTTCAGGCTTCAGCATGGGACGGCGGCAATCATCGTCGACCCGAAGCCCGGTGACATCGGCCTTGCGATCTTCGCTCAGCAGGATGTGTCCGCACTGAACGGCGAGGCTACGCCCGTGCAGCCGGGTAGCTTCCGTTGCTTCGATATGTCCGACGGGTTCTACATCGGCGGGTTCTGGGGGAAGAAGCCCACCACCTTCATCCACTTGGAGGAAGAGGGCACGATTCACGTCGTAGCTCCCCAGAGCGTCAACGAGGAGACACCCGCGCTCACGATCAAGTGCGATACGGCGCGGGTCGAGGCTTCGTCCTCGGTCACGCTCGACACGCCTGCGACATCTTGCACGGGGACGCTGACCGTTACGGGTCTCATCACCGGCAAGGGCGGGCTTGCCGTCTCGGGCGGCTCTGGCGCATCGGTCGACGGCTCCCTCACCACGACGGGCGACGTTGTGGCGGCGGGCGTCTCGCTTGACACTCACACCCACCCGGGCGACTCGGGCGGGACAACAGGGACACCACAGTAATGGCTCACACGAACTACACGCCTCAGCTCACCGCGTCCGCCTGTTTCACGTTCGACGGCAACGGGAACCTGAAGATGCTCGAGGGCACGGCGGCGACACTGCAGAACGTCTCGAACGAATGCAGGTGCTTTACCGATGACCTGTACTTCTACGCGGAGCATGGCATCGACTGGTTCTCCGATCAGTTGGGCAAGCCCGTGCAGAAGGCCGTGACCGCCGCCCGCCTGAGGGATGCGGCCTTGTCGGTCGAGGGCGTGGAGGCCGTGGAGGCCGTGGAGATTGACGACGTGGACAGTCGCGCCCGCACACTGACGGGGCGCATCACCATCCGAACAACTGAGGGCGATCATGGCCGTAGTGAAATTTGATGAACTGACGGGCGTGGTTGTGCCCGACTCCTCCGAGATTCGCGAGGACTTCGCAAAGGGCATCGTGAAGGCGTTCCGCTCCGATCCCGACCGTCCCGACGTGAACGTAGAACCGACCTCCCCGATGGGGCAAGTGGTCGACCTGGTCGCTGCGGAGATCGAGGCGAAGAATGCCGAGATCGCATACCTTGCCAATCAGCTCAACCCCCAGACTGCTCGTGGTGTCTTCCTCGACGCCATTGGCGGCCTCTACGGCATCGACCGCAAGCTCTCAGAGCCTTCCGTGGTTACCTGCACTCTGACAGGCCTGAAGGGCACTGTGATCCCTTATGGCGCGATTGTGCAGGACACCAACGGGAATAACTTCAGGCACTCCGCTGTTGGCGGTGCGGTGATCGGGGACGATGGGACGGTCACCACGACTTTCGATTCGGTCGAGCACGGCTCGGTCGAGGTCGCACCTGAGACGGTGACGAAGATCGTCACGATCGTCGCAGGGTGGGATGCCGTCACGAATCCCGACTCGGGCGCTCTCGGACGCAGCAGGGAACCTGACAGCGAGTACCTCGCGCGCATCACGGAGAGCTACGCGATCAATGCTCTGGGTAGCTTGGAGGCCATTCAGGCGAATCTGGCAGAGCTTGACGGCGTGCTTGACTGCGTGGTGCTAGAGAACTTCACGAACGAGTACAAGACGGAATTCGGCCTGCGCATCGAGCCGCACAGCATCGCGGTCTGCATCGTGGGCGGGGATGATGAGGCAATCGCCGAGACCATCTACCGACGAAAGGACATGGGGTGCGGCACGACGGGCAGGTACTCGGTCACGTACATCGCAAAGGATCACTTCAACGCGACGTACACGTACCGCATCACCCGTCCGAGCACACAGGACTTCAAGGTGCGCGTGACGTTTAACGCCGAGTCCGTGAACCCGTATGAGGAAGCGGACGTAAAGGCGGCCTTGATTGCGGACTTCTCGGGCGAAGGCTCGAACCCGCGCATCAAACTGGCTACGAAGGTCTACGCGTCCCGCTTCTACGGCGTGGCGATCCCCAAGACTACGGCTCCCGTGCGCAAGATCGAGATTCAGCTCGGCGATGCAGGGTGGGTTGACTCCGTGGAGATCCCCGCCAACGTCGAGCCTTCGATTTCCTCGGAGAACATCGTCTTCGTGTACGAGAGGTAAGGCATGGCGGACACACAGACATGGTTCAACTTCGCATCCGTTGAGGACGTGCGGGGCATCCCCGATGTCGCCTCCACGCAGTCAGAAGCTATCCAGACGCAGTACGCCTTCAGTGCGGACTTTCAGAATCTGGGAAGCCTGATGCAGGATGTGATCGACGCCACGCCCGACCTCGAGCGCCTGCACGCGGCGGCGATGGATCCCCAGACCGCCTACGGCGTTTACCTCGACTGGTGGGGGCAGAAAGTCGGCGTAGACCGCTTCATCAAGGTGCGCGGCGAGTACGTGCGCTTTGATGATGACTACTTTCGCTTCCTGATCCTCTACCGCGCCGCTTGCAACATCTCGAACGGCTCGGCGGACGCCGCGAACAAGCTGCTACAGCGCCTGACGGACACCACGGTTTTCGTCGTGGACTATCTCGACATGAGCGTGAACAGCATCGTCATCATCGGGAACATTTCCGACCTGCAGGCAATGATTTTGCAGACCTACGGCCTATTGAATCGACCAGCGGGCGTTCTGACCAATCTTCTCGTCATCTATCCCGACGAGCAGATTTTCGGCTTTGAGGGGTCGACCCTCATGCCTTTCGACGTCGGCGTTTTCAATCCCGGCAGAACAATTGAGATTGACTGATGAGCAACTATCCCGAACACCTGTTGACCTCGGCACTGGCCGCCGAGGGCGACAAAACGATTCCGCCCGCAACCTCGCAGGAGGCGGGCACTGGCCGCTTTTCGCAGAACAAGGGGTGGACGGAAGTCAACTCCATGCCGCTCGCAGAGGGCGGCATCCCGCCGAAGCGTCAAGACTTCAACGGTGCGTTCTACCTGCTATCCCAGCTTCTGCTTTGGTATCAGCAGGGCGGCGTGATGAACTATTCCGTCGACCTCGACTATGAGGTCGGTAATGAGGTCATGCTCAACGGAACTAAGTATCGCTGTCTTCGCGAGAATGGCCCGGGCACGTCGCTTGTCACGCCTGGGTCGAGCAAGGCCGTTTGGAAAAATTTGGACGCACCAAGCGTTATAGCAGGTCAGATCACGCCTTTTGCGAATTGCCGTCTTGGTGGCAGCGACGGACGTCGCTTGATTCCGTGGGGCGAGACAGCGGCCGACGAGCGATATGTGTTGTGTGACGGTGGCTCCGACGGCCTCGGAGGTACTGTTCCAGACTTGATTGGGAAGTTTATTCTCCCGAGCACCGTAGGCGAGTCTGGACAGGTTGGTGGCAAGCTGACCGCAGGGACGGATGACAAAAAGATTGCGGGGACGGTTGGCGAAACGATTCTGACCGTTGACCAGATCCCCAGTCACTCGCACACCGGCAAGGCTGCGGCGGTGTCCGGGCATACGCACTCGCGCGGCACGATGAACATCACGGGCTCCTTCCCCGTCGATGATCACAAGCAGCGTTATGTGACCGGCAGCTTCTACGCAGGCGAATGGGACTGTTGGGATAGCGACAACCGAGACTCTGAAAACACGTCGGTGCGGTGTCAGTTCGACGCCGCGCGCACTTGGACGGGGCGCACGTCTACGGATGGCGCTCACTCACACGACGTCACCCTCGAGTCCGTCGGCGGCAATCAGGGACACACGCACACGCTTGACGGCGCGTCACATTCGCACACGGTCAAACTTCCGCTGCCGCCGTTCTTCAAACTGGCTTTCTTTGTAAAGCTACCTGAATAAGAGGGCGAAATGGCAGAAAAATTTTTATTCCATTACGTCTATACGGCGGTCGGGACGCTTTCGGGGCAGAGCTTCATCACGCAGACGGAAGATGCGATTAACGATCTCGCTCGTTATGCGTCCGAAGGCAACGCAGATGCTACCGAGGCTCTTCGTCTGGCGAAGATCGCGAACGACAACTCAGAGACCGCTCTGAACAACTCGTCTCAAGCGGTCTCAACGGCGAACTCAGCGCTCTCTCAAGTCAAGACGCTGACGACAACGGTTGAGTCGTGGAACAAGCGCATCCAGACGGCCGAGTCCAATGCGGCGACCGCCGTCTCGACAGCCAACGCAGCGAAGTCGAGTGCGGAGTCGGCGGTGACGACCGCAAAGTCTGCTCTTGCCATTGCAGGTGAGGCGAAACAAAACTCGAGCGATGCGCTTGCCATTGCGCAGCAGGCGGACAAGAACTCTACGTTCGCTGTGAGCAAGGCAACCGATGCTGCTGCGACCGCTGACGAAGCGAAGAAGCTGGCTCAGCAGGCGGTCATCGATGCAGAGTCTACTCTCGTCGAAATGGAGGGACTCCTCGCCACCACGACGGCCAAGGCCACGGAGGCCGCCTCGTCCGCGCAAGACGCCTCCTCGAGCGCGCTGCAGGCTCAAAACTCCTCGTTGCTCGCCGAAAAGTGGGCGAGCTGGATGAGCAATTCTGCGGCCGAGGGACAGCCCGAGGACTTTACGGTCGACGGCACTGAATACTCGTCGAAGTGGTATGCGACCAAGGCCTCCGAAAGCGCAAGCGTGGCTTCTGATGCCTCAACGTCTGCTACGGCTGCCGCTGACTCTGCGGGCGCAAGCGCAACGGGTGCGCAGCAGTCGATGCAGACCGCTCAGCAGGCGGCGGCAGGGGCGAGTGCGTCCGCGCAGGCGGCAGAAGGATCAGCTGTTCGCGCAGAAGATGCCGCGAAGCGAGCTGAAGATGCGGCCTCAAGAAACGTCAATGCACTGACCTATGACGCGCAGACACCGACCCCTGAGCAGCAGGCACGGGCGAGAGCAAACATCGGCATCTTGAGCGACGCCGAAATTGATGGGCTTTTTGCTGATCAGAGTTAACAAGGAGGCATTCATGTGAGTGTGATTCGACCCGCGCTTTCTTCCAGTGAGCGCACTACCGAGAGAAGGGCTGTGACGGTTATCCGACGCAGCCCTTCTTTTTTACGGCCGCAGACGATCGTCGAGGGGCTCCCGCAGGAGACCCCGACCGATCCGTATCTGCCGGTCGACTGGAAAACAGGAGATGTGATTACGGCTGCAAGGCTGAACGCCACCGATGAAGGCGTCGACAAAAACGCTGACGCCATCGAGCGGCTTAAGGCTCAGCAGCCCACGAAAATCCCCACAACTTTTATTGACAACCTCTTTTAAATAAGGAATTTTTTATCATGGCTACTCAGTTTCTCGACCTCGCTGGCTTGACCCACTATGACGGCAAGCTGAAGGAAAAGGTCGCTGGCTCCATCAAAATCGAAGGCCTGAACGTCTCGCTTACGTCGATCTCTGGTGCGGTACTCGGCACGATCGCGATCCCGCAGCAACAAATCGAACTCGCCTCTGGTTCGAAGAACGGCCTTATGAGCAAGGAACACTTCACCAAGCTCGAGGGTATCGCTGCCGGTGCAACGCTGGTCGAAGAAAGCGAAACTAACGGCAATGTCAAGATCAATGGCAAGGAAACGACGGTTTACACGCCTGAGGTCTACACCCCTCACGAAAATGGCCTCTACAAGGTGACGGTCACCGGCAAGGGTGCTGTGAGCGTCGCCACGCCGGTCACGAAAGGTGACATCACCAGTCTCGGCATTCCGGCTCAGGACACGACCTATGCGCCTGCATCTGGCAAAAAGGATGGCCTGATGTCGGCCGCTCACTTCACCAAGCTTGAAGGCGTTGAAGCCAAGGCTCAGGTGAACGTGATCGAGAAGGTGTCTGTCAACGGCTCTGCGCTCCCGATCAACAGCAAGGGTGTGAACGTTGACCTCACGCCGTATGCCCTCAAGACCGACATCACGAATGTCTACAAGTTCAAGGGCTCTGTCGAGAACTTCGAAGCTCTGCCGAAGACCGAACTGACGGCTGGTGACGTGTATGACGTTAAGGCCGCTCATGGCGACAATCCCGCCGGCACGAACTTTGCCTGGACGGGCACGGAATGGGATCCGCTCGGCGGTGCTTTCCACGTCGACGCTATCGCTACCAGCGCTATCGACGCTCTCTTCGCTTAATCGATGACCAACTGAGGTGAAAAATGGCCGGTTTTCTTGATCTAACCGGCCTCTCGCGCTTCAAATCGAAGTTGCTTGAGGCTGTATACGAAATCAACGAGTTCAGACGCAAGTCAACGGCATACGCTGTCGGCGATAAGGTGGACTGCGCGTTCCAATACGAGCGCTTCCTTGAATGCACGAAGGCAGGAACGACGAGTGCGGACCTGCTCGACACGCGTAGCGTCACGCACGGGCAGGTCATCACGGACGGGACGGTTGAATGGACCGTTCGGACGCATGTGCGTTCGATCAATGGCTCAGTGGCTGGAGCTGACGGTGATGTGCTCGTCGATGTTGGGGCGAAGACCGTCGAAGGAAAGGCTCCTGACAGCAACGGGAATGTCGCTCTCGGGCTTCATGCTGTAGCGACCTCTGGGAACTACAACGACTTGACGAATAAGCCGTCTATTCCTGCTAATCCGAATGCTTACGTAACTCAAACGTGGAGGAGCGGCGATCAATGGTATAGAAGATGGAGCAATGGTTGGCTTGAGCAGGGGGGGAGAATCAAATTGCGAGTTTGGACTGGTGGTGATTCGCCAAATAGAACTTTCTCATTACCGACTTACTTTTCGAATACAACTTACACCACTGTTGTTACAGGTGAGAACGGATATGGTTGGGGCGGTCTTAAAACCGTTAGTCAAACAACCAACTCCGTTACTGTTACGTGTACAGGTGCATCAAGGGATGACTATGTGGATTATGTGCATTTCTATTGTTCTGGATATTAACGAGGTGAAAAATGGATTTTTATATCGAAAAAATTTTTGAAGGCGAATATCCGCCTGAGGCGGCGGTTTGGTGTAACGAACGCGGGGATTGCTATATCGAGGAAATGGAATCTCTGGACGGCGTCCGTCTGTTCCAGATCGTCGCCGTTCCAAAGCCGACTGACGAAGATTTTGCGGTTCATGTGCGAGCCGAACGTGACAGCAAAATCGCAGAAACGGACTACCTCGCCATGCCGGACTATCTTCTCAGCGATGAAGACCGAGCTGCTGTCATGAACTATCGTCAGGCGCTCCGCGACGTGCCGACGCAGGAAGGTTTCCCGCGCAATGTGGTGTGGCCTGAGGCTCCAGCTGTGTTCAAGAGAACAAAAGGATAAGAAAACGCCCGGATAAACCACCGGGCGTTTGCTTATTTGTATGCTGTTAGCGAGCGAAGCAGCTTTTCCCATTGGTTCCAAACACGTTCAGGGGAATATGCCTTCATGTCTTCCTTGGCCTGAGAGCCGAGTTTGCAACGCAAGTCTTCATTCTCCATCAGCTTGGCTAACCCTTCTGCGTATGCTTCTGGAGTAGGCTTGGTAAGTACGCCGTTTTCGCTATCTCTGATTATGGTGTTCACGGACGGACAATCCACGCAGCCTGCAATAGGAAGACCCATCGCCATCGCTTCTAGCAGAGACAGACTTTGCCCTTCAAACGAAGACGGGAATGCAAAGATGCTGCCAGTTCGGAGTTTGCTTTCAACGTCGTTTGTCTTACCTTTCAGAAGGAAGCGGTTTTCAAGGCCGTACTTCGTGATTAGGGCGTTGACGCGCTCCGTAACCCCTGGTTCAACATGAGTTTCGCCCCACCATTCACAAGTCCAGTCAGGGAAGCGATCCTTCAGCAGGGCGAAGGCTTCAACCAACAATTCAGGTCGCTTTTGAAGGGCGATTCTGGCGATGTTGATGATCGTCTTGGATGACAGAGAGGAAGGTTCTGAGTATTGTGGCGCGATGTTCGGGATGTGTACCACGGGAGTGCCGGGATGAAAGCGCTGTGCGATAGGAACGTACTCAGGCATCAACACATGAACGATGTTGGAACTGGTGACTGCATCTTTAAAGAAAGCATGAAATGCGTCATCGTTATTAAATCGTTCAGGGGTGAAGTGGTACATTGTGACTAACGGGACATTGCTTTTTAAGATGCCGCGCACAAGATATGCAGCTTCTGGTTGGAATGCGATGACGACATCGGCTTTGTCACAGACATCTAACGCTCTCGACAAATTGTTGGCTTTCCATTTGGCCAGAAGGTTGTTTCGTCTTCGTTGGCGTTCTTTTTTGTTAAAGTGCAAAGCCCTGATTTTGATAAATGATTTTTTGTCGAAATAGGATGGTTTTTTGAATGCGTTGACAAAATGAATATTGGTGCTTAGAGGAAATCCGGGCACGCCTATTTTGGGGTCGTGACATATGGCCGTTACATCATATCCACGACGACTAAGCTCGTTGGCCATGTCGCAGAATACTTTTTCTGTACCGCCTTTGGAATCGATAACGCGCCAAGTATTAACGAGCGTTATGTTCATTTGGTTCTCTCTATTTTGTGATATTTAATTATTGTTCGAAAGGAGATTTATTCGGGAAACACTCTTCTAGAAATTGCTTTGATTTGAGTCTGTTTTCGGCGTCCATTTTGATGTCGGCATTTAGGCAGAACATAACTGGGTTGAATTTTCTTATTCGTGACCGAACCTTGTCGCTCTCAGTTCCTTCAAAGCTATTAAGGATTGACTTTGATGAGAATTTAAAGTGTTTTTCCAAGAAGGATGGTTTTTTCTGAAGTTCAAGTCGAGCTCCCATTCCATAGAGCATTTCTAGCTGAAAAATCAGGCGTTGAACTTCATCGCCGGTTCTGAATGGGGAGTGGTTTCTCTTTAGGATTTCCGGATAGTTTTCAAGAGTTTTTGTGATCGCGGTTTTTGTCATCCCGTCGACAGTATGAGAAAGCACAAGCATCTTGTGATAGCCATGGAGCTTGCAGGCCATTAGCCATGCTCGAATCTGTGTCTCTCTAAAACTATGTTCCAGGTGGTTATTGATGACGTTTTCAGCTTCCTCAATAGAGGTGTACTGCATCTGCTTAGGGACTTCTTGAAGTCGAACAATTGGTTTGTCGCCGTCGAAAAAGAAATCTGGGGAAACAGGGTTCTTAATGAACATGTCGTCATTAAACAGTAAAAATTTTTCCTGCAAACCATGGATCTTGTGGACGTGCATTTCAATTACTACAGAGTTGAACGTCGGTAGTAGCTCACTTGGAATGATTTCGCAGTGATCGACAATCGTGATCTTGGGATGCTCTTTGAGCCACGCTGGCTTTTGCTTGTTCGTGACGATGTAAATGTGGTTTATCCAGGGGGCGTTCTGGTGAATGGAGCGGAGAGAATATTTCAGCTCCTCATTGTCAGCAAATCTGAGGTCGCCGACATTATCTTCTTGGAACGGCAGGTTCAGTTCCTTTAAGCGTTCTTCCTTGGCTTTTTGAAAGTTTTGGTCAGAGCCGTCGCACCACAAATAGACGGCGTCTATCTTTTGCCGAGAATCATTTTGATTACAAGGGGGGGGGTAACATCTTGAAACATATTTGATATGAATGCAAAAATGGCTCACGATTGCCGAATCAGCTGTGAGCAGGGTACGTACCCGTAACTTTATCACACCGCCTTCGGGCGGTTTTTTCGGTACGCCCCCTAAACCGACATCGACTCCCCTGAGGATATCCCTCGGGGGATTTTTTATGCGCGTGTGCTTGAGGTCTCGTCAGAGACTCAAGGCATGCGGGAGGTTGCATGCCATACAGAGATTTGAGTGACGGGCAGATTCTGGCCGCTGCAACTGGTTTTGCGGCGATCTGCGGTTGGCTTTCGTACCTGCTGAAGGTACAGGAAGGAAAGGCTTTCACATGGCGAGAGTTTTTGCTTCATGGAGCGATCAGTGCAGTGTGCGGGCTAATTAGCTACGAGGTGCTTTTTTACGAAGGGTTTCCGCCGCAGTTGTGTGGGGCCTTGAGCGGCATGGCTGGGTGGGGCGGCACGCGGGTGATCCGTCTTCTTGAGGTCGTTCTGCAGAAGCGCCTTGGTCTGGATAAGGAGGATTTGAAGTGAAGAATTTTGGCGAGTATTCGGTGGAGTCTGCGATGAACTTTGTCGAGTCGTGGGAGGGCTGTCGCCTGACAGCCTACAAGTGTCCGGCTGGCGTGTGGACGATCGGGGTCGGACATACGCAGGATGTGACCGAGCATGACGAAATCACATATGAGCAGTCGAGGGAGATGCTTCGTGAGGACATCGAGGAGGTCAAGCGAGGGCTTGCGCCTTTCGTCAATGTTCACGTGACTGAAGGGCAGTTCGTGGCATTGGTGAGTCTGGCTTTTAACGTGGGCGTGAGCTACGTCGTTCACCAGTGTCCGCGCCTCATGCGTTCGCTCAATGCAGGCGACGTTGAAGCCTGCGCCCACGAATTCCTCGACATCAACCGCGCAGGCGGGAAGGTGCTTGCGGGCTTGACCGAGCGCCGCCGCGCCGAAGCAAAACTCTTTCTCTCGGAGGTCTGAACATGGTCTATCTGAAGTGGCTGGCGCTCATGCCCGCGTCGTTCATTATGGCCATTGTTGGCCGCCTTCTCGCGCCCATCCTGCCTTTCTTCGTGGACAAGGAAACGCATCGTCTGCCGAGGTGGCTGTCGTGGTTTGCTACTGACGACAACGACGCGGATGGGGATGCGGGCCATTGGGAGCGATGGCCGGGCACTGATCCTTGGTCGACGTACAAGCGCCGCCTTGCGTGGCTTCTGCGCAACGTTTGCTACGGCTTCGACATCGATGTTCTCGGAGTTCGCGTCTATCCGACTGACGACTGGGAAGTTCGAGGAAACGAGGACGCCTCCGACACGAATGGCGTCTCGGGGACGTGTATCAGGCACTGTCGCCGCGATGGGAAACACATCGCTTTCCAGCTCTACTACATCAAGCACTATCGTCTATTCGGCAGGCCGTGCTGCGTGCGCGCGAATTTTGGGTGGAAGCTGTGGGCGTCTCGCGACAAGGTTGCACAGTACGTCGGCATCTACTTCAACCCCGTGAAGGGCTTCGAGTTGTGAAGCACAAAAGGAAAAGCCGCTCGGTTGTGGCGACCGAACGGCTTTGGATAGACCTTTTGAGACAGAGGTTCTATGGAGAACATTTTATCAAATTTGATTGTGGCTTTGCGGCTCGGGGAGCTGATGATGGTTGAGGAATTGACTTGGCAAGCTGTAGGAACTTACGCGGTCTTCTTCGGTTTAGGGATCAGTCTTATCGCGTTCATTTCGGCGAAAGCGGTGAGGGCGTGGCGTGACGCGTTGAAATGATGAGGAAACGAGATGGCTTCTTGGATGAAGGCGGCGGGTTCTGTAGCCGCAGGCGTCGGGATCTTCGTCGCGGGCTACCAGTATGCCGCCGCCCTGTACGGGCAGGACATCGCTGAACTGCGCGAGGACTACGCCACTCGTGCGCAGGCCCTTGAGGCCAAGTATCGTGAGAAGGAGAGAACCTATGCACAGAGCCTGGTTGAAGCGTGGGAGGTGCGCGATGCCGCACTGGCTCGCGCTAGTGACTTGTCTGGCGACCTTGACAGGGTGCGCCGTGAGGCCGTCGCGGCCCGCAGTCGACTGTCCGCAGTCACCGCAGGTTCCTGCGGCGCTGAAAGAGAGCAGCTTGCCCGAAGTACAGGCATTATCGAGCGAGGCGCAGTCCTACTTCAAAGATGTGTCCGACTTTCTCAGAGAGTTGCAATCGACAAGGACGCCGTAGTCAAGATCGCGGACGGACCTTAAAAACCGTGTGTTAAAATCGACTTAACAACACTCGGCACGCCTCTCGTTGACGCGCAACCCGCCGAGTTACCCGCCCCTAAGAGCTAAAAACCGCCTCGGAACCTAGACGTCAGTCCGTTGCGGACTCAGGTGCAACTCCTGAGAGGGGAGCCAATTCCATGCCCTCGAATCATTGCCGATTCGGGGGCATTTTCGTGGCGTCACGAAAATGGTGGGTGAGAAAATGGGGTAGGCGTCTAGATCCGCTTTTTTAGCCCCGAAACCGTTGCGGCGCAACGTTTGAGGGATGGCGCCTATAAAAACTTCGTTAGACGAACATTTAGCCGAAGACCAAGTTACCAACGCTGGTAAAATGGTCGTAACAACACCGCGCAAGCCTAGATCTCCGGTTATCCAGAGAGCTGCACTGGGGTATGACGTCATATTCTCCGAACCAGTGGATGCTCACTCCGCGCGGTTTCCTTGCATGACTAGTCCGCTCGGGTCGCAGGCCGCCGCCTGCGAGGGGACTTTTCACCAGTCCGCGAAGCCGTGCTACAATCGGCAACGGATTCTACTCTGGCGGGTAGTATCTAGCGGACTCCTATGCCGCATAAAGCCCCTGCGCTACTCGCGTGGGGGCTTTATTTTTGTAACTGTACTTTTTGGGTCGTATGTGCACATCAATGTATACAACCGAGCAGTTCAGTCATCGTCGTCATCATCAGTGCAGATCATGGGGAAGCCGCAAAACACGTCCCCAGTCGGGAAGGCGTTAGTGTGTTGCGGGTACCGCGTCACACCTCGGAAAGGGAACTCATACATCGGTGCCAAATCCTTGTGGTACTCAGTAAGCATCGCGTCAATTTCGGGCGTGAAGAATCGCGGGATATAGGCAGGATTCACAAAACCGGCGACCAACTTTCTGACAAAGTAGCACCAGCGGCCGTCCTCGTTTCGCTTGAGGCTGTACATATCAAGATCGAGCCTCGGGTTTTCGTCCATGTCCGGTCTGAACTCGACTGCCGCCCACGTCACGACTACTTTGTGAGCGTTTCGCGTGTGAAGCACCTGCGTCACTGCATAGCGCGCCCATTTGTCATCGTCGCCGCTTCTCAAGTAAAAGCACGCAGCGAGGCGCGCGACATGCAACGCTACTTCGGGGTAGGCGCACTCTCTCGCGCCCACGGCTTCTGCGAAAACCCGCGCGAAAAGCGGCGCGTCATCTGACAGGTTGCGAAGGTCGATGCCTTCCATTTCTTTTGTAAGGTTCTTCATTTGCTTTGCTTCTCCGGCATGGTCTTTTTGATCTGCTCAGCGATCCACTTCGAGCCGCCCAACTCCCTCAACCGCTCGCGCAGTTCCTTCGGGATGTAAATCAGGACGTTCATGCCGCCTTCGGGCGTGTGTCTCGGTCGCCCGGTTACCTTCCTTTCTCTCATCTTCCTACTCCTCAGATATCCCACGATGTCGAAAACTCTCGGTCCTTGAACAGTGCGGCCAGCCCCGTGATCTGCTTCAGCCTCAGCAGTTCGTCGGCGTCCATGCCGAGGTGCTTCATAATCCACGCGTCCTTCATGCCCGCCTCTCGCAATTCCTTGACGATGTTCGCCATGAGGTCAACGTCGTGCGTACCTCGGGCGCGGTTGTGTCTCACGGTACTGGCCATTCGATTGCTGATGTCCTTCTCGATCACCACAACAGGCAACTTGCCGCCTTCGCGTTCGTAGATGTCTTTATGGGTCAGCATCACCGTGTAGCGGTGGAACCCGTCGACGATCTCGTACTTGTCCACGTCTGGGAGGTAGTAGCACACGATGGGCATCGTGTAGCCGTCTTCCTTGATCGAGTCGTAGAGCAGTTTCATCTCGGGCGGGGCGACGTGGTTCGGGTTGTACGTGTTCGCCTGAATCTTTTCGACCGGGATGGCCTGCACGTTGTAAACGGGTGATTTCATTACAAGCTCCTGAATTTCGCCAAGACCGCGTCTCGCTTTGCCTTCATCTCCTTCGTGATGGAGAAGCTCAAGCCTTTGCAAACGAAGTCGTTTTTGATAATGCACATGGCCATACGTCGCCACGTGCAGAAGTCGTCCTTGCCCTCAAGCTCGGGCAGTTCGTCGAGCGGCTCGCGGAACTTTACGAGGTACTTGTCCTTCGCGCCTCGCGTCCCGTAGCTCCGCGTATTGATGATCGTGTCGCCGTACTTCGCTTCCAGGATTTCGATCTGTTCATCGGGGACAGGGCATCCAACGTCCCGCCAGTACGCAATGAACTTTGTGACTGTCTCTTATACACATCTGACGCTGCCGACGACGGAGAG